TGCATCTTTATTAGCAAATCAATATCTGCTTGTAATTTTGATGCACTATCTGGTTGTTTACCTAAAGAAGTAAAAGAAAAAGTTGCAGTTCTTTTGACATTAGCAAAAGTTGAAATAGGGTCCATTTTTCCATAAGCATCTTGAGACGCCCATGTGGGAGAAAATTCTTGTGCAACATCCAATTGGGCACAATTGAAAGTAACAGACTTTCCAACATGTAATGCTTCTATTTTAATTGTCGCTATCTTACTCAATTTTTACTCCTACCCAAATGAAGTTTGTGGTTTAAGTGCTTGTTCCATTGTGTCTATTGTTATTTGTCTTGTATGTCTCGCTAGAACTTCACCATCTAAGACAATATTAATTGTTTCATTTAAATTAGTGTTTTTGTTCTGTGTTTGTGCTGGTTCAGGGCGCGCCGCCGTCATGGCTGCATTGTTTTTAATAATTTTATTAAAAGTGTCTATAGAGTCCATCATAGTTTGTGTTGGTTGCGCCGGGGTTATTTCTGTCCCCGTTGGGACATACATCATCTCTGGTCCTTCCTCTCCGACAACCGAAAGACCACCAGGAGCAGAATTTACTCCATCTTTATAACCTTGAACCCCAAGCGTACTGTATAATGAAGATCTCACGCTATCCACACCAGCGGTCAATCCAAGACCTCCAGATTCGTCCAACAATTCAATTCCTATAAATGATCGAATTTTTTCAGGTACTAATTTAATAAGATAATTTAATCCAGCGGCAAATTTATCAGCAACCCAATCTAATCCCATTGCGACTGCTGTAGGTATTGCTAAGAGGGCATCTACCATAGTTTTTGCGATAAAACTACCCAAACCAGAAAACATTCCTTTTACCGCCTCAAATGAACTTGAGAAAAACCCAGTAACGGAATCCCAAGCACTTTTTATACCTCCAGTTATTGAGTCCCAAACTTCTCCCATTGCTCCAACTGTTGAGTCCCAAAGACCACCTAGATAAGAAATTGCATTTGTAATTCCACCAACTGTTGAGTCCCAAAGATCCCCCATTATTCCAACTGTTGAGTTCCAAAGATCTCCCATTACTCCAACTGTTGAATCCCAAAGGCCACCTAAATAAGAAATTAAATCACCTATTGCTCCAACTGTTGAATCCCAAAGATCCCCAATGAGTTTCAGACCTGACATAAAAGCACCTACGATATCGTCCCAATATGTATACAATAACGCAAGAACACCTACAATTGCCATAATCGCTATACCAATTGGATTAGTCAAAAAGGCAATAGTAACCGATGCCAAACCTGCCAACATAGACCCAAAGAACGCTGCCACTGGTGCCACTGCGGTAAAAAATGCTGTTGCCAGTGTCCCCAATCCAGTTAAAGCAGTGCCAATAAAAGTCATAAACATACCACCAAGTGTAGACAAGGCAACAGGTAGAGTAACAGTAAAGAATGTTACTATTGGGGGTATAACAACAGTAGACATAAAAGTCATTAAGGTTGTAAAAGCAGCAGGAACAGTTACTGTAAAAAATGTTCCTACGGCACTTGCTGCTACGCTTAAAGCAACAGGTAGAGTAACAGTAAAAAATGTTATAATACCTGGAATTAATGTACCGGTAACATATGTTATCGCAGTAGAGGCAGCAGTGGGAAGAGTTGTTGTAAAAAATGTCATGACTGCGCTTCCTGCCGTGCTTAAAGCAGTGGGAAGAGTTGTCATAAAGAAGGCTTGGACTTCTAATGCTGCAACTCCAATTGCAGTAGGTAGAAGGGCAACCTTTGCAGCGATACCGGCGAACGCACCAGATGCGAATCCCAAAAGTGCGATCAATGGAATTAAAATTGGAGAAAGCATTTCAAGAATACCAAAAAATTCAGCAAAAGATCCCTTTAGTTTATCAAGATCAGTTAACAAATCATTTATTTTTTTAGTCGTTTCAAACATGGCAGCTGCCGTTTTTTCTTCTGTTTGTTGTTGGATTTGCTGTCTTTTTAAAACATCGTCTGTTTCTTCACCAAGAGATTTCATCGCAGCAGTTTTAGCGTCTATCCCATCTGACATATCTTTCATTTTTTTTATATTTTTAGCATCTAATAATTTTCCTAGTTCACTTTCAGTGATATTAAGTTGGCCAGCAATTGCTTCAATTTCAAAACGATTAAGGTTGTCCATACTTTTACCAGCTTTCTCAAAAGCTTCTGATATCATTTGTAATGCATCATCAGTTGATGCCATTACTAGTTGTGTAGAATTTAAAAATGGACCGCCCAAAAGATGATTCAATTTACCAGCATTTTCAGCAGCACCTTCAAAAGTATCAAATGTCTTCGTAATGCCCACTAACTTTTCAAACTCAAGACCTGTTGCCTTTGCATTCATTGCCAATTTCTTGAATATCTCTACACCCTTCTTTTCTCCAAACTTTGCCACTAGATTAAAGTTTTTGTTCAGCATTCCAAGCATTTTGTTTGGACCAACATTGATTGCTCTTGCGAAGTTAGTCATGCTTTTGGTTAATTTTAATGAAGATTCCGTAGACTTTCCCATAGACTTGCTAAGGTTGCTTACCAATTCAGAAGAAGTATTTGCATCTACACCTAAACGAGTTAATCTTGCAGTGACTTCTACTAATTCATTTCTTGCACTAGAGGATATTTCTGTGAAGTCAACAAAGTTATCGTTTAATGCATTAATTGCCTTAGAAGACTCACCTAGCATAATTCCACTAGTTGATATTAATTCTACCTGTAGGTTTTGCACTTCCGTTGCAAAATCCATAGTTAATCCGGTTGCTTGAACAAAATCTTTATTTAATTCTGCCAACTTAGTTCTGAATCCACCGGCACCAAAACTTTCTTGTAAACGATTGGACATATCAGTAAGTTGGTTCATTATGGCAAGACCAATTTTTAATGGAGTGAAAGCGTTTTTAACCTTATCTTTCATTGCACCAAACACATCAGAAAGCGAATTGCCTTCCATTCCTGCTTTGAATATTGATTGAGTTAAGGTTTGTGCGTTTTCAGTAAGTCCAAAGGTGGAGGTAAGTTGCTCGTCAAAGCGTTTTCCAACATCTTTTAATGCTGCATCTTGCTTTTGAAGTTGTTCGGTTATTTTTTTCTGTTCTTCTAGTTGTTCTCTTAAAGCCTTAATTTGGTCTCGATTAACGTCTAATATATTACCATTTGCGGTGTTTATTGCTTCTAGTTGTCTAAGTCTTTCTTTTTCGGCATCAGACATTGCAATGCCTGTGTTTGCTTCTTTTTCTTTTAGTCTAAGAAATTCTTCTTGTTGCTTTAAACGATTTTCTTGTTCTTGTGTGACAATTTCTTGTAGTGCAATTTGCTTTTCTACTAATGTCATATAATTAAATTGAGCACCATATATCGCCTCAAGTTCATCTTTTATAGACTCACCAGTGCTTAATGTTATATTTAATGCATCGTTGACTTTACTGGCAGCACTACTCTGCTGTTCAAAAATAGTTTTGATCTGTTCGGCAACTTGTTTTGCTTCTTGTAGTTTTTCTGGATCAGGAATTATATTAGACATTTAGTGGTTCCTTTTATTTAAATGGCCATTTAATGCCCGTTTCCTTTTCAAAATTCCTTACTGCACTTTCTAATTTATATCGATTGTTCAACACATTGGGGTCATTTAAACCATACTTCAAATAAGAATCCATATAATCTTTTTCAGCAAACAAAGCAGTGCCAAATAAAGCAAGGTCGGGTTTGCTTCCCTTGATCATAAAAGTGCTATAACTTTCACCTGGGGAGGCAAACATAGTATAAAGCATTTGCTTAATTTTTATACCTAATGATAACAAAGAAGCAGATTCATTAAGCATCTTGCACTCTTCTAGATTGATAATAATTTTGTCTTCCATAGAATTAATTAGTTTTTAGGTTTAAAAACGCTTTGAGTGACCACTACTTTTACCTGACGCTTTTTTTATTTCTTCGCTTTCTTTCTCTTTGTGAGCGGTAAGTAATTTAATATACCAATTTCTTAGACCAATAGGGAGGTTGTAAAGTTCAAACAAACTCCAACCTCCGTAGTATTTCATATAAAAGAAATTTTCATAAATATTTTTAATATACTCAAGATTTAGGCCAAAAGAATTCCGCATTAAGCGGAACCTCCACTTTATTTTCGTAATCACACTGTCTACATTCAAAATGACAAGAAAAATCTATACCAGGAGAAAGTTTACTATACGCTGCTCTAAGATAGCGACTATCCAAAGCAGACATAGAATCAATATATGATGTGATGAAACGAGGATCGCTGTTTCCATTGACAGATTTAATTATTTTTTTATACTGTTTGGAGACTATTTGTTCATTTTTTTGCTTTTTATTATCATTTTCGGTTTTTTGTAATCTTAGTTCTAGTTTTACCTTGGTCCGAGGAATTGGAAGGGTAAAAGATTTTGAATTATAATCCACTGTGGCATCAAACTCTTCAAGAGCAGATTCTGTGTCTTTATACTCCATCTCTTCTAAATTGAATTGGTGATCTTGCTTTGCTCCACACGATGGACAAGAAAACTGAGTTTCATAATCTGATCCATAACCATGAATTCTACACGCAACAAGGATTGCATCTTTATCTGCATCGTATAAATCTTTTACATTAACACCTGGAGTAACTAATACTGATCTAATCAATCGATCAACAGCGGTTCCATTCTTAATAAAAGATTTATTTGTTAAAATATCCTCTTCTTTAGTTGTCATATGCTTAATTTCTACTTCACTTTTCATGTGCAAAGGATGCCCCTCATCATAAAAGAGTCCTTTTGTTGGAAGTTCAACAATTTCTGTTGGTACAATAAATTGCATTTGACTGTTATCTACAACTGGTTCATGAGAAGGCTGTAGATTATCACCAGGATTGTCTAATCCCATGCGATCTTGATTGTTTCTCATATTACACTCCGTTTATTTTAATTTAATTTGTTATATTTCGCTGCTACATAAGTTACACCCATAGTAACAGTCAAAGGTGAATCACTATCATACGATAGTTCCCCACCAAAAGAAAAACTTGTTGGTTGGGGTTTTAGAAAAGTCCACTCTTCTATTGGTTTACCCTCTGCATTTAATTGGGTTAAAGTTAAAGAGAACTTGCCAGCATCTAAATTAGCAAACAAGTTAGATAATTTACCAAGAGTTTGCTCTGGTTCATAACCAGAAGCAGTTAACCATTCATATATTTTAGAACTTGCATTTAATTCAGATTGTTCAACATCCATCAAAGTCAAACTTATGTCTGGCCATTGATATGCTTTAGCAATAATCTCT